ATGTGCAGATCCATTTCCCCTCATATAGGAATATACTTTTGTAGCTGTTCCATTTGAGGGTGTTGTTACATTATATTTACACGTATTTAAAGATTGTATTCCAGAGTCATTGCTTGCCCCTGCCGTCGTATATCCTATGGTAGGGTCAAGAGTCATAGGATAATCGCAAGAATCAACATAGTCTTGCGGTATAGTAATCGTTAAATACTTATCATCAATACATAATTCTGCATAAACTTTTCTTCCATTTTTATCAATACAAAGAGGTCTATAAATATGACATACTTTTCCGGTTTTGTACTTGTTATTTGCCTTGTCACAATAAACAGCATAAGAACCTATCGCTTCTTCAGGTCGTTCACATCCTTTTTCTATTTCTTCAGGCGTTAATTCTCCCTGATAAAAAAATTCAACTCCCTTTGATTTTAATTTCCATTTGAAAATATTAGATTCAGGTTTTTCTTTTAATTCTATATCCCATTTAAACTCGCCGTTCTCATTCACATGGAATATGTCGTTATCGTTACCAGATAATACAGTTTTGTATTCTTGTATCTCGGCAATTTCATCTGTTATTATTTTGTTTTCGCGGTTTAGGTTAATAAAAAATTCGTCATTGTGAAAAGACATATTCATGTTCGGTACGAACTTTCCAGTTTTACCGCCGATAACTATAACTGGCTTAACTTCGCCTAAATTTGTTATTGTTTCATTATTCATATATCAATCCATATATCCCCGACTGCCGGGCTTACCGGAGCTGTTGCGCTTACCGCTGTTATTTTAGAAAATAATTCAGCCATTTTCCACCGTCAATTTTAACTTAGTCGCCCCGGCGTATTGTGTCATGTCCCACACGTTGCACAGAGACAGATAATTATCATCATCAATTTCAATATCATAGTTCCCGTCAGACAGAGATATAAGGCTGCCCCTGCTCACGGTTTGAATTTTGTAATTAGCATCATCATTAACTTTGAGCGTCAATGTCTGCATTTCACGCCCCGAATAGCATATAGCTGAAAGTCCCCTGTCCGGACTCCTTCGCTTTCTGGTATATGTAATTAAAATCTTTGATTGGCTGCACCACCTGACATCCGGCAGAATATTTCCCGATCAGTTTTGCGATCACGGACTCATTCATCCGGTGAAAGTTCACGCCGAAATAATCGCAGACTTCAACGTCCTTCGCATCCCGTGTAAAATTGTAGTTTGCGTCTCTCCATCCGTGTGTCGGTCGGCACTTGCGGTAATCATTTACTAAAGCGTCATATCCTTTATGCTTGCCGAATGTCCAGATGTCTTTATGATAACCTTCGAGAAGATGAAACGTCCCTGCCTTGTTGCGCTCCGCTGATTTTGTCCAGTACACGCCCGGATCAGTCGTACCCGGACAGAGAAAAAGTTCGTCATCGGTAAAAAAGCCGAGCTTGTCATTTATCACATCTTTATCAATTCCTGAAGAGTCGCGGAATCCGATCAAATTAAACTTCTCTATCGTGTACCCGTTCTGCCTGTAATAATCTTTTATTTCGTCGAGTGTCATTTTTTACCCCGCTTGATCTTGCACATGTTGTCTTCATGTTTTGTTTCAATGGCCGTCATACGGTCTTTTAATCTCTTAATGTCCGTATCGTGATCTTTCATAATCTTATCATGCTCAGAGATTGTGCGAGTCCATACGTAGACACAAAGAGCAACAACAACGCCAAATAGCGAAGTAGCAACAGATAAAAGCATTTTTTCCATTTCATTTTCTATGCCCCTTAAAGATAATTAATCCATGTTTATTTTATGCGTCATCAGCGACATCTTCACATCCGCGAATCTTTATATTCGATCCACCCCATGTGGAGGTGGTACTCGATGCAGACTTTCTACAAAATCCAGCATAAGCGCAGTTAATATAACCACATCCGGAGGTGCTGCCAGTTCCAACACCGGCACAAATTGTAAGCTGAGCACACCCATTGAAACCAATACCATAAGTACCACCAGTTCCAGTACCGGTACAACTTGTAAGCTGAGTACAGTTGGTGAAACCAATACCATTATTAGTGCCAGTTCCAGTACCGGTACAACTTGTAAGCTGAGTACAGTTGGTGAAACCAATACCATCTCCGTTGCTACTCGCGCCAGTACCGGTACAACTTGTAAGCTGAGTACAGTTTTTGAACGCATAAATGACACCCGTACCACTAGCGCTCACATTCAATCCTTTTACTTCAAATTTCAAATCTGTTGGCCGAGTCGCATAACCTATTCCATACTGCCCTGTTGTTAATCCAGTAACAGTTAAGACAGCTCCGTTTATAGTATGTATCTTTTCAACAGTTGCCGGAATAGTTGTCTGGGCTGCCCTTGTTACGTTAGTAGTAAAAAGAACGTTTTTTGCTCCAAGCCATGTCCCACTTGCGACAAGCGCATCAAATTTAGCCTGTGAATTTACTATGTAATCATACTTCATAAAATATTCATCAACATATTTCTTTCTCACCGCCTGATTATCTGTTGTCGGATTACTTGCTGGCAAGACTGGAATTGACGAGAATGTCTTTACATCTGCGATTGTCTGCGCTCCGGCTGTCTTTACATTGTCGGTTGAATTTAAGAATGAATACCATGTAGTCCCGCTGTACCAGCAGTCAACAAATGCCCCTGTGGCTACCGATACGGTACTCCCGCCGGAACCAAGCGTAACGGTTATGCTTGATGCTCCGGTATTGACAACACGCTGAACTTTGCCCTGTAGAGCTGTGAGCGTGACATTTATGGCTGATTCAATTATTTGAGTTATTGCGATAACTGACATATTCCCTCCTTATTTGCTCTTTTGTTTTTCGATATATTTTTCAATAGCCATGTTTCTTAATATATCATTAAGCTCTGCGTCTAATTCCTTTTGTGTGCTTTCGAGATCATCCTTGATTTTTTTAGCCTGCTGTTCTTCAATAATCTGAACTTTTGTTTTACCCATTAATTTCATGGTATTCTCCATTGTCCCATTCGGTGCAGGATTCCGTGTAAAATCTTCTAACTGTTAAATATAGTTCATCGGATTCATTTCTAAATGCATCAATTATAATTCCATCTGTAAGAGTTGCCAAGTTTTCAAAAGCCACCGAGTCCGGATCGAATTCATATAGCTCGTTGTCGATTGTGATTGAATTTTCATTAATATACTTTATTTCGGTATCTGGCAATCCTTCAAGTTCAGCATAAGGATTCCATTTGCAAGGGCTATATTTTATTTTCATGCTTTCCACCTTCCTATTGCTGTCCAATGGAATGCATTTGCTGCCGGACAATGAGCAGAAAAAGCGTCACGACCTGCAACCCAAACTGAACAAAAATATCTGACATCTGCATACGGAATTGTTGAGCTTGTAAGAGCTATATCCGCACCTACGGCAAAATAAATCGGGAAATAATAATAAGATGTCTCGCTCGGAGTAAGTACTGGTTTTGATCCCCACTGAATCATTGTACCATCACTGAATTGAATGTATGACCCGTTACTGTTTGATCCGGAGGCTTGAATTTCGTCACCGCTATTGGTTCCAGTCAAACCTAAATCTGTTTTAACAGTTGCAAGAGTCTGGACTTCCGGGACACCTGTTCCGGCAGATCTTCTGTATATCAACGAAGATGTTTCTATGTCCGCCAACTTCTCCGGCGTGATTGTCCCGTTTGATATACTCTTTGAAGCATCAAGCAGAAGCCTTGAAGAGTAGACCGTAATGGTAAGATCATTTGTTGTCGCCGTACAGTTACAGTTAAGAATAAGATTATTGTTATCCTCGTCTATCGTTTCGATGTATGCGTCTGTCGGGATTCCCGTTCCTGTGACATAGTCCCCGATGTCAAGATAAGCGAGTTCTATATCGGATATTCCGGTAATGATATTTGACCCGTTTACGATGTTTCCGGTAACAAGTAAATCCTGCATTGTCGTCCTGATGTATGGTCGGCTTGATATTTTTGCAGAATCCAAATCCTTAAACTGTTTATACAATTTATCATCTGACAGTTTCAGATAAAATATGTTCTTGCTGTATGCGTCGTACTGAGCTACGCCCGGAACAAAAAGAAGCGATGCCCCGCCTGATACTTTGTTCAGATTAAAGTCAGTGTCGAGTGTCATATAAAGATCAGTGTCGTAAATCTGAAATTCTGCTACTTCAGGAATGTTCGTTATTATCGTACTGTCGTATGTGCCGTCGAGCGTGTGAATAAGAATTATTTCGTTGTCGCCCGATTCGCTTAATGTGCCGTCATCCTGAATAAGCATATGATCGTTGTCGACTATATTCATCCATAAATGTTTAAGTGCGTATGTCGTAACCGCTGTTATTGCTTCTGTACCCGGATCAAATTTATATATTTTGTGATCGCTCATGTCAATATAATAGATATTGCCGTAATCGTCTGTTTGCGGACACCACGCCTCGACCTCTACAACCGCCGCCCCTGTATAATCACAGATATATCCGTCAGAACATCTGACATAGTAACCGATGCAGAATACATATCCGGCATCAGCCACAAGCTCCGCGCCCTGACTGGTCGAGTTTATAGACTTCTCATATATCGTGCCGGTTACGCTGTTTAAATACAGAATAGTTCCGCGCTGTGAATCGTAAAACGGGAATAATGGAACGTATGTATTTATCGATACATTCTCAGTCGATGCGTAAAGAGCTGTCATTGCCTCATTGTAGTTGTTTGTATTACCAAGATTCTGGTTGTTCATAACGCCCCATAAAGCCGGATCAATCGGAATTCCTGTTATCACCGCCTTTGAGATGTCGCCGGGGATTGATATTTTCGGGTCGTATTCGGGGGGAGTGCCAGTGTCAAACGTGTAAAGCCCTGCGACATACGGCACACACGATATTTTCGCAGAAAGATCATCCGCCGTGTCGATGTCCGTAACTATAAGGTCGAGCGTTTCAGAGCCGAATATCCCGAACATCAGCAAATCATCCGTATTGACCGGAAATGAAGCAATCAGAACAGGAGTGGTAAATGTCAGATCATCCGTCTCAATATTGACCGTTGTTGCCGGATTGACTACCTGATAAGACCTCGCAACGCCCGTCTGATCCCTGAATATAACCCCGTAAGACTTTGACGGCTCAAAAAGCACCCTTTCATCTGATTCTATTCCGGTCACATTGCCCCCTGATGTGACTATTGTTTTCACTTTTCCTGCGGCAAGGCCGATAAGAGGCACATCATGGCTGATTGAAATTCTGTCCCAGCGTGTACAGACTATGTGTTCAACGTCCGCACTGAATGAGAAAACTTCCTGTCTTAAATAGATACAGGCCAGTAAATATTTTGCCTGCTTATATGCGTTTGCATAGAACGTACATCCAAAAAGGGAATAATCGTCAAGTTCGTCGTCATCCTGAACATCGTCATCATAATAAACAATAAGCTCTGTTTCGGTATATGCCATGTCCCTGTCAATGTAATTGATCCTGAGTCCGGACGGTTTATCTTCAAACAGCTTTGACGCTGTAAATCCCCAGGAATTGCGAGGAGTGAAAAACTGTACCGATGTCGACTGCGTATTGTCAACAATAACATTGAACTTTCCGTCGTATATGCCCCATGTTGCCCGGCCTGTGCCTGAAATGCTGTTTAAAAGCTCCTCTATTGGCGTTTCATTGACAATATACGCGTTACATTCAAGCCCTTTTGTAGCACAGAAGGTGTACCATGTTTCAAAGGACGCCCAGTTTATATAATCATTTGCGACATACTTTTTATTGATGTACGGATCCCGCAGGACATACAGAAATAGAGCCGCCGGATTGCTTGACGCTGCGACCGTCGCCCATTGCGCCGCGCCTGAACCGGAACCGCTATAAATCGGAACATTGCTTTGTGCGATAAAGTTAAACGATTCTATTGATCCATTTACAAGCTCAGTTGCCTCGACCTTTAATGCCATCAATGTCAATTTTGCCGCGTCGAGTGCCGGAACGGGTAACGTAACCGCTGAACCGCTTGAATAGTCGGCTGTAATGCACTGAAGAGTGTCAAAATAGACCTTGTCGACAATGTTTGAATCATCACTTTCAGAAGTGCCGCCTAAAACAAGGATCTCATATTGCCGTTTAGAGTTATAGTCAGCCCCGCCGGATGTAACATTGTCGAACGTTTTTGTATAGCATAGCCTCTTTGTCTCAGCATCGGCACCCTTGATAAACGGGTGTGCAAGTAAATTCCATGCGTTCGTTGTTCCGGCCTCCCTGTACCAGATGGAAAGCTCAACGGTCAGCACTGTTTTTGTGCCGTTTGAAAACTTAACAAGCCCGTTCGGGAATGTGATAAAGACCTCAACCTCTCTTGTGTTCGTCGGTGTTGTCTTGACCACCCCGGCTGTAACCGATGCTATTAATTCCTGTCCGACGGATTGCGATATTCTCCTTTTCGGGTAATCCTTTAGTGTCGCCCCGGCCTGAGAGCTTGAAAACTCGTATGTGAAATTAGTCGCATTTAACGCCGTGTCGCCTATCTTGTACGATGAAGTGTCAACGGTCATGTTGTTATATCCGCCGCAGAAAAGGAGGTGTAAATGTTGCGGATAGGTCATTGTCAATTTCCCTGTCGTTGCGTTATACACGCCCTTTGTCGATATTGATATATACGGATTCCCGGCAATGTCCGGATTGATTAAATGCTTTCCAAGCAGTATTCCGACCCGCCCGCCCTGCCTTGCCCTGTTTGCGCCGCCCCTGAGATCCGGACGCTGTTCAGTTGAATTTGACGCAGATGAGCCTGTTGTGTCTGCATCACCCATTGCATATTTAACAAGCCATTGTAGGCCATATCGGGCGGCCTTGCCCGTCAAATATAGAAATGTGCCGCCGAAAACAAGTGAAGCAGTCTGCCAGACATCCCACCCGTTATTCCAGTCTACATGTGCAAAATCTTGCGCTTCGTCTGCTATCCAATTTCCCGCATTGCTGAACCAGTTACCGGACGGAAATATCCTGACTATTACATTTTCACTTTCAGGGATGTTGTCAATGTCGTCTAAGTCTATCTTTCTGTCGCCGTCAATAATAATAGCATACGCAAGCGGATAATAAGTCAGAGAATGATATATTTCACGGAAAGACAGCGATTCGTCAACCTCAGAAATCACTTTCTGAGTCAACTCAACGTTGTCACGCTGACGCTTACAACGAACAGCCGCCGACGCGGCCAAACCTTCCAAACCGTTCGAGGACGCAAAATCACGCGCCGTCTCACTTTCCTGCAGAAGAGTTATCTGGCTCTTTAGCCTTTGCACGGCCAGATCCCTTTCCTTCACCAGCATTGCTCGATCCATCACCATCTCCTGATTTACCGTCACCAGACGGCTTAGGAATAGTATCCTTCATCGGACGAGCAATTGCAAGACCCAAACGAACCAATTCATCAGAATTCTTTGGGTCCGAACAAAACTGAACAAACTCATGAGGATCATTATCGAAACGCTTACGCAACTTCGAATCCAAAGACTGAAACTCACGTTCAGCCGACACAACAGCATTCATAGCACTCTGAAAATCGAACACATTCTCGAACACCTGAAGAGTAGCCTCCAGCGGAACAGGATGCTTACTCGCCAAACCAGTCACGCCAAAACGACGGACTAGCTCGTTAATATCCGCATCCTTAGCAAACGACTGCTTAGTACGCGATTCCTCGCGACCACAATTACAAAATGTTCCACGTGAAACTTCCGTAGCATACGCATAATTACCAGCACGCACACGACGCAT